CAGGTTAATCATGACAGCAAGTTATCCAGGTTCGGTTAAGGTTTTTACATCTAAAACTAACGTTACAGATGTTATTGACGCTTCGCACCCAAATGCGCTACAAGAAGAAGTATTAGCAATTGAATCAGTTTTAGGAACTACGCCAAACGTCTCTACTACACCTTCAGCTGTTGGATCATTTTTAGCAACTTCTCAATCTTTTGGAACGCTGACCGCTCGATTAGCAAACATTGAAACAGGGGTTGTTGCGGACACCCATACCCAGTACATTAGAAAAGCTGGTGATACTCAAAACACAATTACTCCGAGTGCTAACGGAAATATTGGTTTAATTATTAAAGCTAAAGTTGGTCAAACAGCTAATTTACAAGAATGGCGGCCAAGCGGTTCAAACACGCCAACTACATATGTAGACGCAACCGGAGTATTAGTGTCGCCAGTTTCACAAGATATTTCAAATGTAAATGCCCTACTAGCGTTCGAGTAACCCGTGTCCCGTTACGGAATTAATTATTACGGAAATGCGGTTTATGGGTCACCTACAACTGGAGATTTACTTGTTGATGACTTTAAAGCGGTTCCCTTCGGCCATACTCAAATTAAATTAACTTGGACTAGTCCTGGCGGTAGTTGGGATGAAATTAGGTTAGTTAGAGGAGTGTACGGGTTTCCAACTAATCCTTTTGATGGGGTATTAGTAACGTCTGCGTACTACGGAGAAGACGCTGGCTCTAATATAGATAGCAATGACCTACTAGAAAATAGGTTTTATTATTATTCTTTATTTGTATATAGTGTTGTTACTTACTCTTGGGTACGATCAGCAGACGCATCTGCACTATCTGTTAAAGACTTTAAATCACAAAAACTACTTTATGACTACATTCCAGAACCTTATAAATACACTAGTTTTAAAGTTTTAAATAACGATGAAACAAATCAAAGTTTATATAAGTTTTTAGGAGTATTTGGATTTGAATTAGACAAGTATAGGTCTTTTATAGATAACACTACAAACAGGTATGACCTGTCTTTAAGCAACGGACAGTTGCTTCCTACGTTATTAAAACAATTTGGATTTCCACAAGAGCCGGCACTAGGCCTGCAACAATCTAGAATTTTAGTTAGAGACGCTGTTCAGCTTTATAAAGAAAAAGGAAGCAGTCAAGGGGTTAAAGAGTTTATAAAAGCATTTAGCGGGTACGCGGTACCTTCTCCAAGCTCATCTGTACCTAATCCTGGGGTAGATGGGCTTACAGTAGGGCACAACTTAATGCTTGACTATAACTCTTCATCATTTGAAGAATCGTATGGAGTATGGTTAAACCAATCTAATGCTAAGTTAAACGCCTTAACGGTGTCTAAAGTAACTCATTATGCAGTTACTTCGAATGTGTTAACTTTAACTTTAAATAAAGAACATGGATACGAAATTGGTGACGTAGTAACTGTATCTGCTTCTAGTATTCCTTTACTTAATGCAGCATCATCAGTAGCGCTAACCGCAGTAACCACTACTACAATTTCATTTACTACATCTTTTGGAGATGTCCCTACTACTAAAACTAACGGAGTAGTTACCCCAAATCCAACTCCGCGAGCAGAACCTACAACTATAACTGGCTATGCAAATAAACAAAATGGTATTTTAAAGGTATCAAACTCCTCTGGATCAAGCGCTACGGTTGCAATTTCAGCAGGGGCTGAGGACGCTATACGAGCAGGCATACCTGTAACCACTGGCCAACCTTATACATTTAGTGTTTACTCTAAAGCACTGGCAACAAGCCGTCAAGTAACTTTAAAAATACAATGGTTTGATAGGTTTGGTTTATCTTTAAGTACACTAAACGGATCTGCAACCGCTAATAACACTTCTTCTTTTTTTAGACATACCGTGTCCGGCACAGCCCCAGCTAATGCTTATTACGCTGCTCCTATAATTTCTATTGCTTCAGTTGGAAACGCAGCAAGTGGAGACCGCCATTACTTTGATTGCGCTCAATTTGAAAAAAGCGCGACTGTAACTGAGTTTGATGAAGCTAGAAATCTACACATAACTCTTAAAGCAACTAGAATAAATGAGTTACCAAACCCAAACTTTAAAGGCACGTTAGCTCCTTGGAATATATTAAATGCTTCGTACGCGCTAGACCCTTTAACTCCAGACCCATCTGACTTAGAATATGAAGTAGTTTCTTACTTTGTTCAATCTAACGTAGTAGACCTAACTACTAGTACAAGACATAGAATCCAAGTTGGAGAGTCTATAACCGTAACTGGAATAAATGGAACAGTTAATGGACAACGCACTGTTACTGTGGTAACTGAAGACACTATTGGATTTTCTTTATCTACTGCAGACGTGCCCGCAACAACCGTGACTGGCTCTGTATTTAAAACTGGGTCTGTAGTTAAATTAAATGCACCGTCTACAACAACAGTAAACGTAGAGTCAAGTACTGGCCTAAACGACTTAATACCAATTTATTATCCTGAAGAGTCTTATACATTTAGTATATACGCTAAATCTTACGCCGGAACACAAGTTGGGGTTTGCAGCATACATTGGTATGACGCAACAAGCAACCTTATCTCAACACAAACAGGTTCTAATTTAAATATTAATCAAGAATGGGTTCAGGCTTCCGTAACAGGCACTTCGCCAACAAATTGTTACTCAGCTAAAGTTGAGTTTAATTGGGTTCCAACTGCTGCTAACGATTATCTAGCCATAGACCACGCTATGTTTGAAAAAACCCCATTTGTACTTTCTTACTTTGATGGCGATAGCGGACTAGCAACGCCTGATGAGTTATATTGGGAGGGCGGGGTTGCGGACAATTCTAGGTCTCATTTTTATGTTAATAGAGTTGCGGTAGAAGAGCGTTTAAAGATTGCTTTAAAAGACTTTTTAACCCTTGGCACAACCTTTACGGTGTACTTAGCTCAACCAAAAACGTAGTATACTCAGGTCTTATGTTAGACCTACTATTAATTTCATGTTTTGCCGCTTTTTGGCTGACGGTACTAGACCAAGTCTTTGAGTTAATTGAAAACTTTATGGATTTGCGGTTAGTAAAAGCTATAGCTGCTTTAGTTTTGTCTGCGGGTGGCGCTGGGTTAATAGGCATATCATCAATTCGTATATTCATAATTTACACAGTTTCGAGTGCTTTTATATCTGCGCTCCTAATAGCTATAGGATCTAGGGTTTCTACATACCAACCCGCCGTAGTAAGGGCTGTTAAGACAGAAAGATAAAAGTGTGTATGCTTCTTCCTTTAAGGGAGGCAACATGCCAAATGATAACCACATACTAGTTCTAGGATCTGGAGACACCAGTAGAGCTAACGTAGAAGCGCTTTTAGACGATTACTTTTTTAATAAAAAAGATAAAAATGTAATTGTATTAGCGTTTAAAAACCAAGCAAGTCAAGGTCAAGTTTTTGCTGCTCAATTTGCGAAAGATAATAATTATGAAATAGTAGTGTTTGCAAACGACGGGTTTATTTCAGCGGGCCTACCTCCTGCAACTGTTAGTCACTCTAAGAGTCCGGTAGAGGATGCATTAAAGTCAGCGAAGGGCTCAAACCCCGTCGTGTTTATGTTGTGGTCAGATGAAGATATGGAAACTGCAAACATTGTAAAAGCAGCCTCTGACGTTGGGTTTCCAATTTTTGATTTAACAGATGGGTTGACGCAAGTTGATTACTCAAAAAACATACAAAAAGTAGAAACACCGGATATGCCGAAAGTGGAAGCGACAACTGCTAAAGAAAAACATCCCGCTTTGTTTGAAGAAGAAGAGGAGGATGAGGAGGAAGCCCCTTTGGATGAGTACGAAGAAGTAGATGATGAAGTTTTTGCTCTTGCCGAGGCCTTATCCGCTTTTGCAAAATTAATCGCAAAAGCCGTTGTTGAAGAGATGAAGAAAGATGAAAATAAATGAAGTTGTCTAGAGTGTTATGGGTATACGTGTACCTAGTTCAGAGCGGTGACACGATATCAGCAGATAGGCTTGCTGTTGTGATGGGTGAGGGCAGGAAGGTTTTTCTTCCCGTTTTGCGTGAGTTACGAAAAGTAGGTTTAATAGTAACTACAAGGGAGGTAGTAAACGGAAAATACGTAACTAAGTCGTACCTTAATGGGAGTCCCAAAAGGGAACTTCTGTTACAGCTATGTCAGCACAATAGCCAATTAGCTAATACGCTGTATAGCTTAATTACTAATTGTATTAGTAGTTTTGCAAATTCTCGAACTGAAGTTCGAGAGAAGGAAGAAACAAGAGTGATAGGGTTAGATATGACTGGTTGGGGTGGGGTATTTAAGGACGGCAGTTCTATGGACAAAGACGAAGCCATTTTAGAATCTACTAAGGCTTCTAAACGCAAACAAGAAGAGTTTGAAACTAACAAAGCAAATGTTGTAAAAAAGAATAATTTGTACAGAAGCAATATTCCAGTAGCTAACTGGCTACCAAAGCATGTATGTCAAGAGTTTTCAAATCGTATCTGGACAATGCACATTAAACCTTGGAATGTTAACGCTAGCAAGTTTGTACAGGCTATGGGGAACACCCGTCGTAAATACGGAACTAACGGCGAGGTTGAGCTGAAAGTTATGGACGCTTTCTTTGTTCGGATCGACCTTGGTAAGTACTCAGACCCAGAGCACCTTTGGAGACTCTTTCTAAAAATGTTCCCTCAACTCCTACATGACGCCAAAATGTTGATAGAGTTACCAAAGGTTAATGAAGAAGACTCAGAAGTTGAAGACAAGTTTTGGGCTAAGCGGGGGATGTAATGTACAAGCCAGAGGAACTGCCTATACGTCGCCGTACGTGGCTACAACTTGCCGGAATCCCAAATCAGTATATTGGGTGGTCTTTAGACGACTGCCAGGATGCCCCTAAAACGGGTTTAAAGCGCATTAGGGACTGGATTGAGCTAGTGTCTATGGGAGATATTATCCGAGCCTCTGGAAAGGCCTCTAGTGGCAGAGGGTTAGTTATTACAGGGGAGCCCGGTCACGGAAAAACAACAGCAATTGTGGCTGCGATACAGCAAATGCTTTGCACCTTCTCAATGGAGAACTTTTCTTCTAATACTGGGGATGTTTTAGTAAGGCCCGTATATTTTATTACTTTTGCCGAATTGTTAAACCTTAAAGGTAGAACTATGGACGATGACCAAAACCCTGAAGATAATCAACTTTTTGCTGGGTTATTGGGGGACGCTAAAGACGACTCTTACAACGTTCGTATATTGGTAATAGATGATTTAGGAAAAGAACACATGTCGGCCTCAGGTTGGCAAAAAAATATGTTTCACCACGTGTTGCGCACCCGCCATTCAAAAGGATTGCCTACCATTGTCACTACTAACTACGGACTTTCAACTTGGGAATCCATTTACGGCAGCTCAACTGCTAGCTTTGCAAAAGAAGCTTTTATTGAGATACGGTGGAAAAACCAGAAAGGAGATCTCCGTTTATTATGAAAGAGGCACACGTGACTGAGGACCTAAGACTTATACAAGTCTTTTTAACACAACAACAAACACCTGGTCCTGGCATCTTTGAAGTTAGCACTGATAAAAAAGATAATCTTTATTGTAGTTGTGCTGGATTTAAGGGAAGATCTTTTTGCAAGCATGTTAAGTTTGTTAAAGCAAGAATTGAAAACAATGGAGGAACATATCCTTTAGAGATTTCAGTTAAAGCCTCAAAAGAAGACGCAGAAAGAGCGCAAGAGTCCAACTCTGCTTTTAGAGAGTTTGTCATAAGGTATGGGAAAATTGAGGTAGTTTAAAAGATGCTTAAGGGGGACATTAGTAACGAACTACCAAAACGAGTAATAGTTGTCATTGATACTTTTCTTGATGTTGAAGTATCTGTTAAGAAACAATTTAAAATAATACCTGTCACTAAACGAACAGAAACATTTAATAGGTCCATCTTAAGTAGACTGTATGTATTTTCTCAAAGAGTTGGTTATACCTTAGAACTTGTTTCTTTTAACAACACTGAAGAGCAACTAGAGGTTGTTACTGAAAAACTAGATAAAATGGGAACTAACCCATTTAGGTACTTTACTTCCTACACCGCAATCGATCACTTAATCAATGAGCTTCCATATAGGCCTGAGGTTATAGGTGTGCTAGATTTGCCGACTCGCTTACTGAGGTACGGTCACTGGGGAATGGACTTTTCACAATTATGAACCACGAATCATTATTACTAAGTAAAGTCATTCAAGAGAAGTCCCTTGCGTATGTACTTACTAAAAATGTAAATGAACATTGGTTTGCTGATAAAAATGAAAAGAAGTTATTTAATTATGTATGTGACCATTATAAAAAGTATGGCGAGACTCCAAGTTTAGAAACTCTTAAAGAAAACTATCCGACCTATGTTTTACTAAACGCACCGGATAAATTAGATTTTTATATAGATTCTCTTTTAGATCAACGTAGACGTGCTGCAACCGTTGCGATTGTTCAAGAGGCTATTAAAGGAATTGAAAATCAAGACCATGAATCCGCAATATCAACTTTACAATCTGGGTTAGTCCATATAGAGGAGTCTGGGCTTTCTAAAAGTAGTGACTTAGACATTACAAGCAACCCATTAAATCGTTGGGACGAGTACCTTCATAGAAAAGAAAATCCAGGACTACGTGGAATTCCAACTGGCTTTTCAAAGATTGACCAAGCAACTGGTGGCATACAGAACGGACAGTTAATTGTTTTAGTTGCTCCCCCAAAAACTGGAAAGTCCACTCTTGCGTTACAGATAGCACTAAACATGCATAGGGTTGGACAAGTGCCTATGTTTCAATCTTTTGAAATGAGTAACACCGAGCAAGAGTCTAGGTTTGACTCTATGAAATCAAAAGTGTCTCACCGCAGACTTCTTGACGGAGCTTTATCAAAAGAAGAAGAGTCTAGGTATAAAACTATATTAAAGGGCATGGCGGAACAACATAAGTTTTGGTTAGTAGATTCTGCAGCAGGCTCGACTATTACAGGTATTGCTGGAAAAATGCAAACGCTACAACCTGATGTTGTTTTTATTGATGGAGTTTATTTAATGATTGATGAGCAAAGTGGAGAGGCTAATACTCCACAGGCTTTGACTAATATAACTCGTTCTTTAAAACGATTAGCACAAAGAATGAATAAACCAATTTTCATCACAACACAAACCCTGCCGTGGAAAGCTAAAAAAGGCCAAGTTACTTCTGACTCAATTGGTTACTCTTCCTCTTTCGTTCAAGACGCAGACGTAGTATTAGGTTTGCAAAAAGAAGCGGAAGATCTAGATATAACACGTATATTAAAGATATTAGAAAGCCGTAACTGTCCTAGAACAGAGGTGTCATTAGACTTTGATTGGAACCAAGGGTTGTTTGCTGAAATGGTAAGCGATGGCTTAGTTGGGCAAAAGGTTGATTATGAACTCTGATATAACAGATCTGTTATCTCGCCTAGACATTGACGTTATTCGTGAGAATGGTAATGAGTATTTGTGTCACTGCCCTGCGCATTTAGAAAGAACGGGAAAAGAAGATAGAAACCCGTCTTGGTGGATTAACGCTAACACCGGTATGCATATTTGTTTTTCTTGTGGATTTAAAGGTGGGTTAAGTACTTTAATAGAACAAGTACAAGGTATTGCCAACGAAGATATTAAAGCTTGGATAAGTACGGATTTTGATAATTTAAATAAAAAGCTTGAGCGTGCATTAAAGACAGAGCAAGTTGACGTTAAAGATACAATCCCAATTACTGAATCTATGCTGTCTGCTTTTACAGACCCACCAGCAGAGGTATTAGTAGATAGGGGCTTATCTTTATTAGCGGCCCAACATTATGAAGTAAAGTGGAGTTCAAAGACTTTTTCGTGGATAACTATAATGCGGGATCCAGTAACAAGTAAGTTAGTAGGATGGCAAGAAAAAGGTCATAAAACGCGATACTTTAAAAACTGGCCAACAGGTGTACAAAAAAGTAATTGTTTATTTGGGTATCAGCAATTTAATACAGACAGGCTAATTGTAGTAGAGTCTCCATTAGATGTAGTAAGGCTTGCTTCCGTAGGAGTTATGGGAGGGGTAAGTACTTATGGCTCAATTATTTCCTCTACTCAACTAAATTTAATTAGGTCTGCAAAAGAAGTTTTATTTGCTTTAGACAACGATGTGGCTGGTAAAAAAGCATCTTTAGATGTTTTAAACCTTTGTCAATCTTTTAACATAAATGCTAAGTTTTTTAATTACAGTCATACTGAAATGAAAGATGTAGGCGCAATGAGTAAAGAGGAAATACTAAACGGTATAGACTCAGCTAAACACTATGTTAGAGGGGCTCGGGCAATTATATGATTATTGGATTAAGTGGATACGCGGGTTCTGGTAAAGATGAAGTAGCAAAGATTCTTATTAATAGTTATAACTATAAAAGAGTTGCTTTTGCCGACAAAATAAGAGAAGTGTTGTATGCAACTAACCCAGTAGTTATGGTAGATGTTGCTTATAAAGATATAACAATTCAAGATTTAGTTCTTAAAGAGGGCTGGGACAACGCAAAAAAGAATAAAGAAGTTCGTAGGCTTTTGCAGGCTTTAGGGGAGTCATGTAGAGCTCATTTAAATGATGATCTATGGGTTACCTCTGCTCTTTCTAATATATCTAATGAGGATAACGTTGTTATAACAGATGTTAGGTACTTAAATGAGGTTGAGCATTTAAAACAAAAGTTTCCTTCTTTTCAACTTTGGAGAGTTAAAAGACCTGATGTGTACGCCGTTAATAACCATGTTTCAGAGGTTAATTTAGATGGGTATAAGGCTGATCAAATACTTTACAATAATGGCTCTCTTGATGATTTAAGTATGTTAATTAAAACTCGTATGCGTGGTAACTTAAAATAAAATGACTTTTTCTGGAACGCTATTGCCTTATCAGCCAGAGGCTGTAACTAAGATGATAGAGCGACAAAAGATGCTTGTTGCCTATGACTTAGGCCTAGGAAAGACAGTGATTACTATTGCTGCTCTTGAACAGCTTATGGATGAGGGCCAAATTAAAGAACCAGGGCTTATAATTTGTCTGTCTTCACTGAAGTATCAGTGGGCTAATCAGATTGAGAAATTCACTAATGGAACTTCTAAAGCTTTGGTTATTGATGGAACACCGAAGAAAAGAGCAGAGCAGTACGCTCTTGTCAAAGACTGGGAGCAAAACAGAATTGACTACGTTATCCTTAATTATGAACAAGTTGTTAATGATTGGAAGAACGTCGCCAACCTTCCTAGGGGATTTGTTGTTATTGACGAAGCCACTGCAATTAAGTCGTTTAGATCAAAAAGATCACGAGCAGTAAAGAAACTTACAGACTCTAAATACCGCTTTGCTCTTACCGGCACTCCAATCGAAAATGGAAAACCCGAAGAGCTATACAGCATTATGCAGTTTGTTGATCCAAACCTATTAGGTAGATTTGATATCTTTGATAAAGCTTTTATTGTTAGAAACGTTTGGGGCGGCGTAGACCGGTATAGAAACTTATTAGTTTTGCATGAGCGGCTTAAAGACGCATCTGTTCGTAAAACACAAAAAGATTCAGATGTTGCCCCATACCTTCCTGACGCTATTCACAAAGATCCTATTTTTATACCTTTAGATCGCAAAGGCGCAAAACTTTATACAAGAATAGTAAAAGACTTACAACAAGACTTAAGTGACGCTCAACAACTTTTTGGCTCTAAGTTTAATGTGTTTTCGCACTATGGATTAGAAAGAGCAAGTGGAGGCCCTGAAGATGAAATGCGTGGCCGCATTATGTCTAAAGTAGGAGCATTAAAGATGCTGTGTTCTCATTCAGACTTATTAAAAATTAGTAGTGACAAGTTTAAGCAATTAATGGGAGAGGGTTCTTCCTACGCAAATCAATTGGCGGAAGAGGGCCTGTTAGAAGGAGTAACCTCTTCAGCAAAGTTAGACTACTTAATTTCATACGTAAAAGACTTTTTAGAACAAAACGATCTAAATAAAGTTGTTATCTTTGCTACCTACGTAACTATGTTAGACAAAATAGAAGAGGCGTTGGGGGTGGAGATGTGTAAAAAGTATTCTGGCAAACTAGACGCAAAAACAAAAGAATTTAATAAAGTTGAGTTTAATACCAATCCCAATATACGAGTTCTCATTTCTAGCGATGCTGGTGGATACGGGGTAGACCTGCCCGCTGCTAACCTTTTAGTTAATTATGACCTTCCTTGGAGTAGTGGGACTGCAACTCAACGAAATGGGCGTATAAAACGCGCTTCTTCAACTTGGCCGTCTATCGTTATTCAAGATATACTTGTAACAGGTTCTATTGAAGAGCGTCAATACGAGGCTTTACAACAAAAGAATGCTGTTGCTAATGCAGTAATTGATGGTGAAGGCATAAACGATAAAGGTGGGGTCTCTCTTACCGTAGAGAGTCTTAACGCCTTCTTAAGAACGGCGGTTGTTTAATGGGAAAAGCTAAAACTCCTACTAAAACTATTAGAGTTCCAGATTCTTTATGGAATGAGGTAAAAAAGAAAGCTGCTGAAGAAAAGGTAACAGTTACTAGTGTTATACTTTTTATGTTAAATGAATATGTAAGTAAAACAAAAGAATAAACGGCACAAAGGGGAAACATGGACTTTTCAAAAGAAGATTTAAAGAGTAACGTAAAACAGTATGTAGTTATAAAAGATCAGTTAGACGTCCTAACTACTCGCCTATCCCAGATTAAAGATAGACTCATGAGCACGTTAGCAGAGCACGGAGAGACTGACGGCAAGGGTCACAAAGTAATTGATTTAGAAGACGACTCTGTTGGGATTACTCAGTTAGTCAGGCAACGAAAAGTATCTAAAGCCTTTGACATGGAAGTGGCTGAAACTTTATTAAAGTCTAAAAACATTTATGAAAAATGCATAATATTGGTGCCAACTTTAAATGAAGACGCCATTATGGCCTCTTACTACGACGGACTGCTAACAGAGGACGAAATTGATTCAATGTTTCCTATTAAAGAGTCGTACGCGTTTCTAACAAAGAAATAACATAATAATGGATTTTATAGAAGAAACGTTTAGTAGTTTAGATGAGTTTTACCCAAATAGTAAAAGAAAAAAGAAGTCATTGGTTGCGAAAGAAAACAAGAAAGTTAAAGACCTTGTTTGGGACGCTAAGCCTTATAAAAAACTGTTACACGGTAGAGAAGTAGAAATGTTTACAATTGGTGCGCTATCTAAAGCCTTAGATAGACCAGTTGTTACGCTCTACCAATGGATGGATGCTGGGTATCTGCCCACTTCTCCTTATCGTTTACCTGATACTAAGGGTAAAAACGGCGCCACACTCGCGGGTCGTCGTCTATATACCCGTGAAATGATTGAAGCTGCGGTAAACTTATTTTCTCGGTTTGGTCTACTAGAGAAATCTAGAATAGACTGGGCCGTGAATCGAAAACTCTCACAAGAGTTAAGCGAGGTATGGGTTAAAATCCGTGCCAAAGAGACACTGAATGAAACTACTGAATCACATGAAAGGTGAGAACTATGTCAATACAGAAATCAATGGATATGAGTGAGTTTGTTGTAGAAGACGACGCACTAGCAAGCCGTCCACTTAATGCTTCTACTACCGTAGCATCCGGTTGGGATGCTGCAATTGCTGCAGTAAAATCAGATCGTGAGTTTGCTTCTGAGTTTAAATGCTCAGAGGAGCCACAAGTTATTAAGTTCCTTGATCAAACCGGTCCTTTTGCTGTTTACAAGCAACACTTTTTAAATAAAACTGGAAAAAGATCTTATATTTGGGATGGGTCTGGCGCTAACGACCCATTACAAACATTAACTGGCAGTCGCCCAGAAGATAAAAGAGCATTTACAATTGCTAACTTAACTGAATCTCCTGTAAAGCGTCAGATGTTAGTTGCATCTGTGCGCTTATTCAAAACGCTTCATGCGTCTCATTTTTCTGCTCAAGGTCCGTTACAAGGTACCGAAGAGCGCCCTATGTACTGGGCACTAAGTAGAACTGGAAAAATGCAAACAACTGTGTACCACTTAACACCAATCAAGCAACGTGACTTGATGGAAGATTACGGAATTGATCCCGTAGTCGCTGAAGAAGCTATTTCTAAGATGCAATGTTTTACTGTTGCTGATTTAAATATGTCTTCATATGATGATCTGCTTCGAGTAGCGCAGGAGCTTGGTTAACATCACGTACTAGAACGGCTGCAGAGTTAGTTTCCCCCTTAACTAACTCTGTTAGCCCCTAAGGGGATTATGAACATTATTACAACGGTAGAGCAACTGCAAGAGATGGTTGCTTACTACCTTACGCAAGACTCTTTTGCTTTTGACGTTGAAACCGTTGGCCCCCATCGAGGCATGCCCGTTGTTAATGAAGTTTTATGGATTTCGTTTGCCACGCATGGAAGAGGCGATGTTATTCCTTTAGGGCACCCTAACGGAGACTTTGTAGAATTTATTTACCCATTAACCGCTATGGGAGAGAAGCGTAAAGAACAAAACTTAGTAATAAGGGATATTGATTACTCAAAAGATAAAAAGAAAGCAGAAAGAGTATTTGGACCTCCTCCAAAACAACTATATCCAGCAGAGGTTTTTAAAGCCTTAAAGCCTTTATTCTTTAATGACATATTAAAAGTAGGCCATAATTTAGTTTTTGATGTTTCGTCTATTGCTAAATACTTTAATGGCGAAATACCTACAGGACCTTTCTTTGACACAATGATTGCTAGTTTTATATACAATAACCGAAATAGAAACAAATTGGGTTTAGACGACTGTTTACAGCGCGAATTAGGTTACTCAATGGAAAAGGGTGTGGGTAAAGAGGTTGAGTTAAACTCTTATTATGATGTTGCTAAATACTCTTATTTAGATGCAAAATATACTTTTTTATTATTTAAGATCTTAAAACAAAAGTTAGTTGAAGTCGATGTAGAAAAAGTGTTTAAGCTAGAAATGCAAGTTCTAGCAGTGCTTTGCCATATGAAATTATCTGGCACCCCTATTGATATGGTGGCATTGACCGCTTTACACACAAAACTAGAAGAGGAAATAGAAGCAGCACGCTCTGAGATATACAGAGTGGCAGGTAAGGTGTTTAATATTAATTCTAATAATGAACGAAAATCTATTTTATTTGGACCTAAGGCTGAAGGCGGTAGGGGTTTACGGGGTAAAGTACTTACGCTTAAAGGTGCGGAAAAGGCAGAAAGCGAAAGAGTCTTTACAGATTACTCTGTTTCTGAAGAGGCAATTGCTGCGTACAGAGACAAGGACCCATTTGTTAAAGCTTTGTTAGACTATCAAGACTTAAATAAGTTGTTAACCACATATGTTGTTCCGTACTTAGGTGGAGACGTTACAACTACTATTAAGGGCATTTCTAAAGTTAAATATAGAAAAAGTCTTTTAATAAACAATAAAATATATTGTGATTTATTACAGCATGGTGCTGAGACTGGCCGATTCCCTAGTCGTAACCCTAATCTACAAAACGTACCAGCCGCTCATACAGAGCATGGAAAAGCAATTAGAAACTTATTTTGCGCACCAGATGGGTATAAGTTAATTGTTGCAGACTATAGTCAGATAGAGCCAAGAGTTATTGCTTCTTTTTCTGAAGACCCAATTATGATGAGTACGTATTTAGACAAGGGAGACATATACACCGCTATTGGTGACACTATGGGCGTAGACCGAAAGGCTGGCAAGGTTTTAGTATTAGCTATGGCTTATGGGGTTGGTCCGGATAAGATTGCTAAACAAATAGAGTGCTCTTTACAAGAGGCTAAAGACCTTTTAAATCGATTTTCTAAAGAATTCCCAGCAGTAGACCACTATCGGTACAGAGTAATAGCCTCAACAAGAAACAACTTGTATGTATCTACCCTTGCTGGAAGAAAAAGGTTTCTTCCTGATATTACTTCTAGAGATATAAAACTTAGATCTAGCGCTGAACGTCAAGCTTTTAATACTAAAATTCAAGGATCAGCAGCTGACATAATGAAAATGGCAATGGTAAGGGCTCACGCCTTGTTGCCAAAACAAGCGTCTTTGTTGTTGACCGTTCATGATGAATTAGTAACTATATCGCCGGATAATTTAGTTAAAGATACAGAAGAGGCTATTCGTACGGCTATGGAAGGCCTTTCTTTATTAAAAGTTCCATTAACCGCAGATATACATATTGTAAAAAGATGGGGAGAGGCAAAATGAGGTTCTTTAAAAGAAAAAAGAAAAGTAAACACCATAAGCCACAACTTACTTTACATAAAAATGTAGTTCCTATGACTACCTTAACGCGTTGGTATTTATACGATACTGATTTAGAAAACCCTAATCAAGTTGCTGTACGGTTTGGTATGAGCCCCGTAAGTGATGAGGGGGACGAAAAAGAAATTGAAGACAGCGATAAGCGCCTAACTAACATTCTTAGTTTATACCCGTACATTGG